CCTGCACATATTCCATAAATTGGTTTCTTCTTAATTAGAACACTTTCGTTTAATTCTTCTTCTAGCCCCTTAATATTGTTTTGAAGGCTTTGTCTGGCTTCTTTTGTAAAACTTGGTGAACCACGTAGAGACCAAGAGTTACTTGACTTTTATTTACCTAACGACCAATATCTAGGTATGGCTTATATGTCAATAAAAAATATATTAGTGCAAAAAGAAGATTATATTTTTGTTACATACAAAGAATTAACCGAAAAACCTGAACATACAATCAAAAAAATATTTAAATTTATTGAAGAAGATTACATCCCTATTAAAACTAAAGGTTTAAAACAAATGAACATTAATAATACTGTTTATGATGATTCTATTCTAACTTTTCCTTTTCATAAAATAAAAACAGATGCTATAAGGAATGAAAACATAAAAGTAGAAGATTATTTAAGTGAGATGGTAATAAAAGAAACATTAGAGTTTGATGATATTTTAGAGTATTTATGATACAAAAAAAGATAAATAATGCAATTGATTTTATTTCCATCCACACTATCCCATAGTGTAAGACCTATTTCTGGCGATACAGATACACGAGTTTCTATTTCTTTCAACACTTTTGTAACCGGTAGTATTGATTCAGGAGTTGGCAGACATCCAGATGGTCGTGATGCAGGTTATATTAACATACCTATAATAGATTATGGATAATTAAAGACCAAATCTTGTATAAATATAAGAATAATATTAAATTAATAGGAAATTTGAATGGCAACAATACAAAATCTAACAGTTGACCAAGACGCTGATTTCACACAGACATTAACTGTCAAAGATTCAACAGGGACTGTTGTTGATTTATCTGGTCTAACAATAACGAGTAAGGTAAGAAAGACTCATTTATCTACTACTTCATATTCTTTCACTACTGCGGCCGTGAGTGCGACAGACGGCACTTGCTCTATTACAATGACAGACGCCGTGTCTGCAACACTTACTGAAGGACGATATGTGTGGGATTTAACAACAACCACTAGTGGCGGATTAATTACTAGAAGAATTGAGGGAAGAGTTACAGTAACGCCTAGTGTAACTAGATAACCATGAGTACAAAAAGGTATATTGATGGTGAAAAGGGATGGATAGATTCCTTATTGACTGCGGCCCCAATAGTTGAGGTTAAGAAAGTTTCAGTTACTCCAATAGTAGATATAGACCCAGACATAGAGAGAGAAATTGCACAGTTACAAGAGGCAAATTTTGTCAGAAAGATTAAAGAAATAGAGCTTGTTGAAAAGAAACAAGAACAGAAAGTTGAACTTGCAGACGAACTAGGCAGTTTTTTTGGTGCCATGGCAAAGGCAAAAACAGACCTAGTTGCAAAGATTGAAAAAGAAGAAGTCAAGATTGAAGGTTTAGAAGAACTGTTCAATGAATTGGCAAGTTCAAAGAAAAAGAAAAAAGAAATAAAGAAAGTATTATTAGTAGGACCAGAGAAAGAAATAGTTCCAGAAGTAAATACAGAAGAACTTGTTGATGAGTTGATACAACTGGCAGTAGTAGAAGAAACAATCGAAGAAACAATCGAAGAAAAGATTGAGGACAAGATGATTGCAAAAGTGAAGAAGCAGATTTCTGGTATGAGAAACGCTAATGAACTTGATAAAGAAAGAGTAAAACAATTAGCATCTCTTGACACATGGGAAAAACTTAAAGAAGAATTTTTAAGCTTTAAACATACTGTTAATGTTCAATTAGGAACAGTAGGTGGTGGAGGCTTAGACCCTCACAATATTGATTCAGACTTTTTGCCAGGTAATACAAACACTTACAATTTAGGTAGTGCAAGTAGACGATGGAAAGATATATTTCTTTCTTCTAACTCTATTAACTTAGACGGTGCAACAATTTCGTCAGATGGTACAGGTGCAATTGCGATTGCAGCCACTGGTGCTACATTACCAAAAGGGTCTAAGACTGAAGATGGTAATGAGTTGGCGGTTATGGGTGCTACTTCAACAGGTACACTTTCGCAACCAATTCGTAATGTTAATTTCTTTAGTGCAGCTGGCGGATTAGATACTGCTAATGCTACATTTGAATTTAATGCTTCTGTTGATGAAAGGTATACTTTTATTGATAGTAAAACATTTACATTAGAAAACGGAAGCACTTTAACGGATTCAGGAATAACTTTATTCCAATTATAGGAAAATTATGGCAGCAAAAACCCCAATAAGAACAGTTTTTAATTCAAGTAATGTTGCAACAGGATTGGCAGAATATCAATCAGGCGAATTTGTACCACTATCACATGGTGGTATTGGTGCTGCGTTATCGATAGGTAGTGCGGGTCAAGTATTAAAAGTCAACTCAGGCGCAAGTGCGTTAGAGTTTGGTAGTGCAGTTGCTATCGTTGACATTGATAGTGCAACTGATGGCTCTAGTGTTACATTGGCTGCAAGTGATAAGTTTCTTTTCTCAGATGGCGGCACAGAAAAGTACTTGGTGGCATCTCAAATTGACACTTATGTTTCTGGCACATCATCTACACTTACAAATAAGACATTAACTGCACCTACAATTAATGGTGTAATTGGCGGAACTACAACTTCGCAAACGATTACCGCTTTAACAACAAGTTCAATTGCTGGTAGTGATTTAACTATGGACGCCTCTGGAGATATTAGTTTAGATGCAGACGGCGGAGATGTGTTCTTTAAAGATGGCGGAAGTACTTACGGTTCATTAACAAACTCAGGTGGAAACTTAGTTATCAAGTCAAATACCACAACTGCTATAACAATGAGTGGTGCTAATGTAACTGTTGCTGGAAATTTAACTGTACAAGGCACAACAACTACTGTAGATTCTTCAACAATCAATATTCAAAATGCATTTGTTTTTGAAGGTGCTACGGCGGATGCATATGAAACAACTTTAACAACTATTGACCCAACTGGCGATAGAACAATATCATTACCAAACGCAACAGATACTCTTGTTGGTAAAGCAACGATTGATACATTCACGAATAAATCAATTGACTTAGGTTCTAACACACTCACAGGCTCTCTTGCAGAGTTCAATAGTGCATTACAAAGTGATTCTTTTGTGTCATTAACTGGTTCAGAAACACTAACAAATAAAACTATTGATTCTGATAGTAATACAATTACAAATATAGTCAACGCTGGCATAAAGGCATCAGCCGCTATTGCGTTTAGTAAAATGGCAAATTTAACTGTGAGCAGACTTATAGTATCTGACGGAAATGGAGATGTAAGTGTAAGTGCTGTAACATCAACAGAGGCCGGGTATTTAGATGGCGTTACAAGTGCCATTCAGACACAATTAGATACGAACACCACTCTTACCAATACCAAGGCAACAAAAGCGTTTGCAATTGCTCAGGCTGTCGCTTTAGGATAATACTAAATAGTAAGATAGAGGAAAACAATTATGGCAACTCCAAGCACAAGAGAAACATTAAAACAATATTGTCTAAGAAACTTAGGTAAACCTGTTATCGATATTAATGTTGATGACGACCAAGTAGAGGACAGAATAGACGAAGCATTACAATACTTTTCACAGTACCATGTTGATGGTGTTGAAAGAATGTATTTAAAATATCAAGTAACACAAGCTGATGTTACTCGTATGACTACTGACAGTTCTGAATCAATAACTGAAGATTCTGTTACGACAGCGTGGAAAACAGGCAATAACTTTCTTGTTGTTCCGTCAGCAGTTATTTCTGTTATCAATGTATTTCCACTATCTGACAGAGCAAACTTAAATATGTTTGATGTTAGATATCAGTTAAGACTCAACGACTTATACGATTTCTCATCAACAAGTATTGTTCATTATCAAATGACAATGCAACACCTAGATTTTCTTGACCATGTATTAGTGGGCGAGAAACCAATGAGATTCAATCAACTATCAAACAAACTATTTCTTGATATGGATTGGACAAATGATATCACAGTAGGTGAATACTTAATCTTTGAAGTTTATCGTAAAGTAGACCCAGCAACATATGTTGATTTATATGACGACTTATACTTAAAGAGATATACAACTGCTCTAATCAAAAGACAATGGGGACAAAATCTATCTAAGTTTTCAGGCACAGCAATGCTCGGTGGCGTTACGCTGAATGGACCTGAACTTTTTTCTACTGCGATTGATGAACAACAAAAACTAGAAGAAGAAATTAGAAGTAACTTTGAAGAACCGCCCCATATGCAACAGGGATAAATAATGCCCACAAATACATATTTTTCAACAGGCACGACCCAGGAACAGAATCTCTATGAGGATTTGCTGATAGAGCAGCTGAAGATATATGGTCAGGATGTCTATTATCTGCCAAGAAAAGTAGCGAACAAAGACACTATCTTTGGAGAGGACCCTGCGAGCTCGTTTGACGACTCATACATCATAGAAATGTATGTTGACAACTCTGATGGTTATATGGGTGAACAAGAAATCATTAAGAAGTTCGGTTTAGAACTCAGAGATGATATTCAGTTTACAGTTTCTAAATTAAGATGGGAAACACTAGTGGGCAACAACTCAGATTTAATTACAGAACGCCCACAAGAGGGTGATTTAGTATACTTCCCAACGACTAAGAAGTTCTTTGAGATTCAATTCGTAGAACACGAGGCGCCATTCTATCAACAAAGTAATTTACCAACTTACAAACTTTCTTGTACAACTTGGGAATATAGTTCCGAAAGACTTGATACTGGTATCGCTTCTATTGATGCGACAGAAGATGACTTATCAACTGACACAATGCAGTTCCAGTTTGCACTAGAGAATGAATCGGGTGCATTTGTACTAGAAAGTACTATCGGCGCAATCGATTACTTTGTTAATGAGGACTTCACAATGGCAACTCAACAAGCTGGTGATATAGGTCAAGCATTTGAAACAGCTGCAGGCACAAACACATCATCAACTGCTGATGACATACTTGATTTCTCAGAAAGAAATCCATTTGGGGAGGTTGACGAGTACTAATGTTTGGAGCTCACTTTTACCACAAACAAATTCGCAATACTGTAATTGCGTTCGGTACGATATTTAATAATATCAATATCAAACGCTTGGATTCTAGCGGGAATCCTTTACAGAATATCAAAGTACCTTTGTCGTATTCGCCTAGGGAAAAGTTTATTGCACGATTAGAACAACAAGCGAGTTTAACTGGAAGCGATTCTAGTGTTGCCATTACTCTACCTCGTATGGCGTTTGATATTACTGGTTACAGTTATGATGCTAGTCGTAAACTAAACAAGAATCAAAAAGTTGGCGTTGTTACAACAAACGCAGACACAACAAAATTGAACACTCAATATTCGCCTGTACCTTATGATGTAAGTTTTGAATTAGGTGTTTATACATCTAACTCAGATGACGGTCTACAGATTATTGAACAAATAC